CCGCCGTTGTGACGGTATGGACCGGGGCCGTTACCTGGCTTCCAACCGAATTGCAGGTGTTTGTCACAGTCCACGGCACGATGTATGGCGTCTCTGCCCTTATCACGAACTTGTCCACCCCGCGAATCACGCGGCGCATGGTGTTGTCCGCAAGCGGCCTTACTGCGTTGACGCCATACCGGCTTTTGATGTCCTCCTTTGTGGCGAAAATGGAGTAGCACGGCTGGGTCCAGTCGATAACCTCCGCCGCCGCCCGCCACTTCGGCAGGCCGTCGGCCCCGTCCTTGTCGTGGGTCCGCTCCGGCCAGACGACGGGCCTCCCGTCGCACCTTGCCACCAGGACAAAGCGCTTGCGGGTAGTCGGCGCTCCATAGTCCGCCGCCACCAGCTCCCGGTGTTCGATGGTGTACCCCAGGTCTGATAACTGTTTCTTCCATCGCTGGAAGGTCTGGCCCGCCTTTTTCTTGACCGGCTTCCCCCGCCGGACCGGCCCCCAGGTCTGAAATTCCTCCACGTTTTCCAGGATAATCACGCGGGGGCGGACGGTCCCGGCCCAGCGCAGGACAATCCACGCCAACCCCCGGATATTCCGGTCCACCAGGGCCGCGCCCTTCGCCTTGGAGAAGTGCTTGCAGTCCGGGGAGAACCAGGCCAGCCCCACCGGGCAGCCCTCGCACTCCTTCACCGGGTCCACATCCCACACGGAGGCTTGCAGGTGCTTTGTGTGCGGGTGATTGGTCTTGTGCATCAGAATAGCGTCCGGGTCGTGATTGATTGCAATTTTGACAATCCGCCCGGTTGCCAGCTCCATCCCGGTTGACGCACCGCCGCCGCCCGCGAAATTGTCCACGATGATTTCTTCCATCGGACTAAGTTGAACCCCGCTCAACGTCTCTCCCTCCAGTCCTTGATGATGTCCCGGACAGTTGTCGCCGCGCAGTAGTAGAACACGGGTAGAAGCAATGCCAGCGCCTCGCCGCCGACGGCGTAATACCCCCGCTCCCGCAGGGCGTAGGCTGCGCCCAGCTTATGCAGCAGCACCCCGGCCACGGTCAGGAACGCATACCACGCCACGGTCCAGCCGTTCAGCCTGGCAAGCCACGTCCGCAGGCATACGCGCCGACGCTTCGGGGCTTGTCCCGCTCGGATTTTGATGTACTTGACCTTTTCCACGGTTTCACTCTCCCTTCCGCCGCCGAAAGCCTCCCCTGCATGGGCAGGTCCGCCAATGCGGCACAAACCCCAGCGGCGTGTTGATTTTGGCCTCCCTGGTCTGCACTTCCGACCGCCTCGCCAGCCGCCCGGAAAGTACACCCTCTTCCTCGGTGTAGAAATGCTCGTCCCCGTCGCCCTCAATGACAAATTCCGGCTCCGGGTCCACCGGGATATACCGCCCTTTTTCTGTCTGCATCCAGTCGATTTCCCGGCCACAGTCTTTGCACGCACTCACGCTTAAAATCTCCCATCTCTTTTTGCCTTTATGGCCTCACGCAAAAACGATTTCAGGTGTTCCCCGTGCAGCGCCGTGTCGCTGCTGAACTCTGCGTAAATTTCCACATCGTCTACCGTTAGCGGCCAGCGTTCTACGATGTTCAATACTTGTGCAGCTTCCGGCGCAATCTTGACAAACTCCGTGTTCAGGCATTCGATTAGCTCCTGGTTTTTAATTTCCTTCACCCCCTCTTCGGGTTATAATCCTTAAAATCTGGCACAGATTTGAAAATCAGGCGGTTGTTGCACCACCTCTGGAGCATCCGGATTTCCCTTGGCGCGTTTGGCTTATCGTAGATCATCACATACGGGTCAAACCCCATATCGCGCAGGGTATAAATCCGAAACAGATTTTCTTTCATCGTCGTGCCGTAGTTGACCAGGCAATACACGGTTGCATATGCTCCATGAACTTTTCTGGAGGCGTAGGCCGCATATCGCCGCAGCCCGCGCACAACAGCGCCGCTTTCCTCCATGTGGTCCCAGGCAAAATGAATATCCTTCACCCGGACCGCATTGATCGCCCGAATGTTTTCCGTCGTCAGCAGGCGGCAATCCAGCCCCTGATTGAAATTTACGAACGCGCCGCTGTCCGCAAGCTGCCCCAGCAGGTCCAGGTGTTCCTTGCAGGCCAGCAGGTTAGGGTCCAGCAGTTGAATATGTTTCTGTCCCCGCCACCACTCGTTAAGGTCTGCTACCTTTCGGGCAGCGCGGCCCTCCTTCTCCGCCACGACACAAAACGAACATCCGCGTGGGCATCCCCTCGTCAGGAATCCGTAAGCGGTTGAGCGGGTCAGTTCCGGGTACATGGAATAGTCTGGGTAAATATGCTCCACCTCGTCCGGCAGGCGGTTATCCAAGCCGTATCCCGTCCCGCCCTTGATGATCTCGCGGGCGTTCAGCGGCTCCGGCACATCCGGGGAATATGTCTCGTCAAAGACCTTGCTCATATACACCCGGTCGTATTGCTCCCATCCCCACCACCATTCCACCGTGTCGCCCTGTGCCTTGTGCCAGGCGGACAGCTTCATCAGCGCCAGGTTCGGAAAATTGTGTCCGTCCACGTCGATCAGGCCGATAGTCACACGCTTGCCTCCTTTTCAAACAGGCTGATTTGTTCCTCCTTCTTCTCTTCCGGCGTTTTTTCCTTCCGCATTTCGCACAGCTCGTCAATCCGGTCCCATCCCAGCAGTTTTACAGCCTGTCGCTGTTTCCGGTCGTCCATGCCGTCCCAGCCAATCGACAGAATCATCCGCTCCATTTTTTGGATGTTCTTCTGTTGCCCTGCCTCTTTCCTCGCCCGCGCTTGCACTTTCGCGGCGTTGATTTTGTCCGCCTCATGTACGACTTCGATACCGTCCGCAACGTCCCGCAAATCCTGCAAGATGTCCCGTTGCTCCCGCCTCTCAATTCGCACATTCTCAATGGAATAGTGGAACTCAAAATAGTCGTAGCCCGGCCATTTCCGGTGCATTTTGGTGAAGTATTCCTGCGCCCGGTCCTCTTGCGTCTTTCTCGGCCTCTGAATGACGGAATCATCGTGTACCGGATTGAATGCCGCTTCCTGCACTTTCAGCCATATTTCCGCATCTGTTTTGGCAATAGACTTATCAAACACTTTCACGCCCTTTGTGACTTCTACTCGTTTGTCCTCCAGGAATCCCACCTTTGTCATCCAGGTCCGCCGAATATCATAGAACACATTGACCTTGCTTAAATCCCGCTGCTGCTTGCGAACCAAGCACACATGATTTGTGCATCCGTACCCTATGCACTTTGCCACATCGTACCGGACCTCTACCCGGCCTCCCTGGAACCCGTTGCTCCCGACAATACAGGAGCAGTAGCATCCCGGTTCAATCTCCATGTACCGCTTGTTCGCTTTTTGCTTCTGCCGCCGTTCAGCTTCCGCTTTTTCGACGCTCTGCCGATAGTCGTATTCCCGCTCCGTCTGGCGGCAAGGACACTCTGCCACCGGGAATCCGGCGGGGATAAAAGGGCAGTCTTTTTTTTCATACGGACATTGCAGGAGCGGGTTATTATTCTCCGGGCAGTACCAAACTCCTTGATATGCCGCGTCTCCGCAAGCCAGTCCCCGGCCTATGTCACTTTCACCTTGAATCAGCAGGCCGCAAGGCGTCTCCCAAGTGAAGCCCAGCATGGTTTCCCATTTGTACCCAAGGTTCTGAAAATCGCTCCAGTAAACAGTATCCGGATGATTCTCTCTGGTATATCCTTCCGCATACAGCCGCCTGGTCAGAGCGTTGATCTCATTGACGATTAAATACCCGGACATGGCAGCAACCCAAAGTGTTCTTGCATGACGTTTCGCAGTTCCTCCACAGTCAGGCCATATTCCTTCGCAATACATTCCTCACATACGATGGCCTTATAGCCCAAAGCGCGGGATATGCGCTTCTCCCAGCTATTGGTCCGCTCCACGCCGCACACAGGGCAAGGAATATCGTCATACCAGCGGATTAACCGTTCGTTTTTGTAGCTCCCCATAGGTTCATCCTCTCCGTTGCATCAGCGGGCACCACGCGGGGACATACGGGAGAAAACGACCATTTCCCACAACGTACCCCTTGCGCGGTCCCTCTGCAAAGCAGCGCGCCCACAGCGTTCCTTTCGGCCCCGGCTCATGTACGATATGGGCGCATCCCTCGCACGTCCTGGACCAGTCCGCGCCCGCGCTCACCGCTTGTCCCATATCTGGTCAATGAGCTTGTGGCACGGCTCCGGCCCGCCTCCGAACACCCACTGTTCCAGTGCCTCGCGCTTCTCCTGCCGCTCGTACTTGTCCATCACGTCATAGTCCGGCTCCAGCGTCTCCCGGTTATAGTAGCCGACGCAAGTATGGCTGGCCGTAGACAGGCCCGCATAGATCACGATGCACCCGCTCATTCCGATGTCCGGCTGGATGGAGACACAGAGGTTCCCCATCTGCATCCTGAAATACCCTTCCAGGTCCGTCCCCCGGTCCGGCTCTAGGCCCTTTGCTGTCCCGAACTCCTGGACGGCCAGTGCCCGCGCCGTTTTCAGCGTCAGCCGGAAGCCGCCGGGGTAACTCTTTTTAGGCATCCTCAATCCGCCTCCTTTTCAAATCTGATTTTCATTTGTGCGACGTCCTCGTTACGTTCCCGCCTGGATGTCGTGTGCAGGTAGTCGGGAAAAAGTAACGTTCTCTGCGTCCGGGTCATAGTCCATCACAACCCGGCATTTCATGTCCGGCAAAAGGACTTCAACCAATTCAGTCAGCAAGGCTTCAAGGTGGGTAAACGCTTTATCCCCTGTTGCCTTTACCCGCTCGCTCCTGGCTTCTTTGACCTTTCTGGCAAACTCTTCCATTGTCTTTCTGTAGCCGTCACTTTTCACCCACAGCACAATCCGATTCTGCCCCTCGCCCGTCTCCACCTGGTTCAGCCACCACAGCGGATTGTTCCGCTCCTTCTCATGTGGGCAGGACCCGCAATCGCTCTTGCCGCAGCCCTCGCAGAACGCCTTGTAGAAATCCTTGTCCCACGGCCCGGTTGCAACTGAAAGCGCGGCCAAAAATTCGCCCAGCGCCTCCGGCGACACCGTGACCTTTTCAAAATTGGTCAT